TGAAAGAAGATTCCAAATTGAAAGTATAATGCATGAATATAAATGGATATGTAAGAAAGAGAATTGTAGTGCAATATTAGTATCGCAGTTAAATAGAGAAATTGAAAAGAGAATTGATCCTAAGCCTAGATTAAGTGATTTCGCAGAGTCAGGTGTAATTGAACAAACAGCAGAGACAGCTATCATGCCATTCTACGGATGGAATTTTGATAGTGAGTCATATAATAGATATGAAATGGAAGTAATAGTACCAAAGAGTAGATATGGTAGAGTAGGAACATATGTAATGGGATTTAATGGTAATAGATGTAAATTCTATTTTGATAGTAATGATGCTAAGGAAGATAGAGATACAAGTATTGATTCTTCATCGAAAGTGCCATTTTAGGGACTCTTATTGGAATTAAACTCTGATAAGAGTTCCAAGTGGTACTATATTGAAAGGTTCGCAATTGCCCAATCAGTAATGGGTGTTGATGAAACTTTAGAAGTATCAAGAGAGATAATAGGTCATAAACCATTAGAGAAAGCAGAAGTGCATCAATTAGATAGAATAATCAAGATGTTAAGACATAAATATCTAAATGACCAAGTGTAGGTAAAAAGTTTGAGCATTTCCCACAATCAGCTTTAGGTGTTAGAGTTCATATGGAATCCAAAAAAATAAAGAATTTTCGTTAAAAATGATTATAATTGGGATTGATCCAGGTGCAAGTGGAGGAGTTGCAGTGTATGATGAAGATGAGCACGCTCTGTATACACATAAATGCCCTGATAATACTAAGGCTATGACAGCAATAATTAATTCAGCTAAAGCAAGATCATGGATAGATGACCAACAGTTAATGTGTGCAATAGAAAAGGTTCATGCCTTCCCAACAGATGCAAGAAGTAGTGCGTTTAAATTTGGTGTGAACTTCGGTAAGTGGCTGGGAATATTAGGTTCGTTGAATGTATCTACGATAGAGGTTACACCTCAAACTTGGATGAAAGACTTTCAGCCGTTACCAAAAATAAAAAAAGATAGGAAAAATGAATTGAAAAGGATAGCATCTGAGATGTTTCCAGAAAATAAAATAACTTTGAGTACAAGTGACGCAGCTTTAATAGCGGCTTGGTGTTTAGAGTATAACAAAAAAAAGGAGGACTAATGTCGTCAGAAGAGACAGCTAAGCTACTGATGAAAATATTGGATAAAAGAGATGAAGCAAAAAAGTATATGGAATCTTATAAAAAATTGATGGAAGATTGTGATAATATGATATTAGAATTAAAGAAATCTACAGGGTGGGAAACAGAAGTTAATTAAACAATCCATCCAAAAAAGAGGGGGCCGTTATGGCCCCTTTTTTTTTATGTCCATGTACCTTGGTCAAAGTCTCCAACATATCCTTCTCTTACAGCAGCAGACATTAATCTACTATTATATCTGGACATATTACCTTTTAATGGTTGTAAGCTTGAACCATATGCCCTTTGTGATTTAATTATATTAGAAATCCATTGGTTAGTACCAACATCACGAGAACCAGTCTTACCAAGAGAGGCTAATGCTTGCATAACTCTATCTTGTTTTGTAACAGGTTTCTTACGTTTGGATTTTTTCTTCTTTGCATATGCTGGAGTAGGAATCATCTTGCCAACAATAGGTAATTTTTGTGCAGCCTTAATGACCTTAGCTTTTCTTTCTTTTATTTTTGCGCTTGGATATAATCCAAATTCAAGAGCTGCAACAGTACCAAAACCAGCACCATTAAATGCTCTTGGAACACTTGCAAATGCTGTCCTTCCTATTTGAGAATTAATAGTTCTCCAAAATTCAAATGATTTTTCATCTTCTTTTTTCTCAGCATAGTCTTGATACCCTGCTAAATATCCTAGCCAAGTTCTATCACCTTCATCAAAATCACCAAGTAAATCATATATCCCAGCTAAGTTACCCATTGTAACCATGTCTGATATAAAAGGACCACCTATTGTACCTATAATAGGGCCTTTGCCATAAAAAGCTCTCTTCTTTTCTTCTTCATCTCCAGTGGCCCAAGCTACAAATTGATTTGCTCTATCATATGTATCGTTTTGCACTAGATTACCAAAATCTGTATTAAATGCAAGAGATACTACACCATTAATAAATGCGTATAACATACCAAGTCTGTACACTCTAAATGCATCTTCAGATTTCCAATCATTCTTTACTATATCAGATATACCAGTCTTTAATATCTTTCTCTGGTAATTAAAAAAGTTAAAACTATATGTCATAAACTGACCAGCTACAGCACCTGCTGGGTGTTGCATAATTTTAGGCTTAGCAAATGAAGAATATTCATAGTGAAGTAGCTTAACAGTTTCAGCTGCAAATCTACTTGCCTTATTTATTATATGATTATTTACTTCTTTGGATATTACATCACCGTATTCTGTCTCTGACATTGCTCCTTTTTTTATACCACCATGCTCTATAATAAATCTTGTTACATCACCTTTGTTTTTATTTAATTGCTCATGCATCTGAGCAAATGCAAGTTTAAATGTATATGATCTATTAAATTTATTCTCAACATATCTCATCGGCCAACCAGTAGTCTTAGCTACTTTCTCTAGACCTGAAAGAAATTTATCCTTCATAGAATCAGCTTTCCATGTAACTACTTCTTGACCATCTACCCTGCTAACATCTGTATCAGGGAATATACCATCAACACCCGCTAATTCTCTAACTTCTGCAAAGTATACACCATGTCTTTCCATCTCTGTCTTAACAGTATCAGCCATCTTTGAATCTTTTAAATAACTATTAGCATCTTTTAATCCTTTAAATCCAAAGAATACAATATTCTGAAATGATTGAGTTGCGTTTCTAGCTGCTGATCTAAGGTTCAAACCTAACTTAGATATAAATTGCCACGATGTTAAGCCTCTAGCTAACGATCTAAATGTTGGACTCTTAACATTATAACCTAGCATTGTAGCATGTGTATCAAATAAATAATCCATATAAACTCTTGTGGAATTAGTTATTTCACCATCACTCTGACCTCTAAGATTCTTAATACCATTAAGTAAATTCCCAGTTGTATTAACCATGTAGTTAAATCTAGTTACATCATTAACATATGCATCAAGAACACCAATAATATTCTTATTATATCTTTTTTCATTTGGCATTTCTCTAGGTCTAGCATGGTCTGTAACCCCAATTTTTTTGATTACATTGTCCACCATATTATCTACATGAAGACTTAAATCTTCAAATGATACAGATTCTATATCTTTATTTTGATATATTGTATCCTGTATTTTTTTCATTGTAGGAAATATACTTAGTACTTGAGTAGGGAAATAATTCTTCTCTCCTACCAAATTTTTATCTAAGAATTTTAATCTATCTATAACAGAAGCGTATTGCTTAGCATTGTTATCCCTTGCTAGCATATTTATATACTTACCTAAAGCTGACTTCATTTCGTTAAACAATACTGGTCTCATATTTGTCCACAAATCAAGTATAGGTTTAAAAGGAGCATAGTCTTGATTGCCAATTAACTTTGGATTTCTTAATAACCTATCAGCCATCTCAAATACTTTAAATTGTTCCCGCTTACCTAGGTCTGACAACTTATCATCCCAATAATCTTCAGCTTGACCAGGTTTTCCAGTTTCTTTAAGCTTCATGTATTCATTGTATCTTCTTTGTAATTCTTTGGTAGCACCTCTATAATTCTTAGCACTACCATCATTAATAAGAGCCATATCTTTAGATATTTTTCTCATCTGTTGAGACATTTTTAATACATCTGAAAGTAGTTTGTCTTTTGTACCTCTATAATGGTTATGATTGATTACAAAGGATTCAAATGTTTTAGCTGCATCTGGATTACCCTTTAGAAATTCATCAGGTAAATAAAACAATGCTGCAATTTTACCAGGAGCTCCTTTTAAAAGTCTCTTCTGGAATTTTTCAATCCTTCTATCAAGACGATCTAATTCTTTCTCAGTAGGCATATCACCATAATCAAAATCTTTACCTGTTGCAGCTCTATACAATTTCTTGAAAGCATTACCATCACCACCTACAATCTTTAGAGTTGGAGGATGATTAAAATAATCGTCTAATGCTTCGTTTATTCTTTTTGATATTACTGACGCTTCGCAAGCCATATATTACCTCATTAACATGCCGGTTCTCCCGGTTTTGGTTTTACTTCATTTACAAATCTATTTGCTTGCTGTTTCATATAATCTTTTGCTGTGTTATCGTACTTAGGTGTACCATATATATCTGACGTAACAACAGTTTTCTTACCAGTAAGAGCATTTACATTCCTAGACATATCACCAAAGAACATAAACGCCTGGTTTCTTTTATGTCTCATGTAAGCATTAAAGTCTCCAATAGGTACAACATTACCTGACCTTGTTATCGCATTAGATGGTATAAAATCCATATCTGCAAGCAATCTAATATCACCTATTAATTCTAAACCTAACGCTGGAGCTCTGAATGCTATATAATCAAGAGCTACATCTCCACTTAATCCTATTGACCTAAGTATATGGTCATTAACATTTGTAAAATTTAATTCTTTATTATCTAATATTTTATCCGACAGTTCTTCTGATACTGATACCATCTTAAGCATCGCTTCACTTCTATCCATATTAGTATAATCCATTAGAGGTCCTCCTCCTTCAGCAGTTTCAAAATCTACAGGATTAGATTTTCTTATGTTAGCCTCAGTCATAACATTCTCCCCTAACATAGGAGCATTTGAACTACCACTTCTAAAGAAAGCAATCTGATTACTTATAGGTCTACCTATCATTCTTATAGCTTGCCTCGCCATATCACTATCAACCCTTGAAAAGAATCTAAGACCTAAGTTAACAAATTTTGCCTGACTTCTTGTTTGTTTAAATCCAGGCATTAAATATCCTTTATGATATGTTACAGTGAATGGGTCCATCTGAGGTGTCATAATAGAAAACACAAAGTACTGACCAAGACCTGGTGATACATTATCCCATTTAAAATATAATGATTCTAAATCAGCGAGAGCCTCATTCATTATATCATTAATATCTACAGCTGCATCAAGTCTATTTTTTCTATAATCAGTAAACTGCTTACTGTAATTTTTTCTCATTTGTGATCTATCTAATTCCCACTCATCAGCCCTATCAAGACCAACATACTCAGGGTTAAGACCAGCTCCTGTAATATCTGATAGAACATTGTATGTTGCTAATGTTTGTAGGTAGTCATCACTAGCAATACCTCTAATATTAACAGCTAATTTATTATTTCTAAAATCCCATATACTTCTCTCAATTACACTAGCTAGATTATCTACTTTTCTATTTCTTTCAGCTAAGCTATCTCCAGAAAAATTATATTGCTTTCTATTATATGCAGTCCATGTCTTACCAGAAATAAGATGAGTTCTAATTTGTTTCCTTATTCTATTTCTAATAAATCTCTGAGTACGAGATGAAGACATTATAGAACTTTGTAAACTATTACGAAATGTTTCCAATCTCCCAGCTCTGATGTTCCAGTAGTCAGCTAGATCATTATTGCCACTTCTAAAGCTTCTATGAGCATTTTCTCTATACCTTTGTAACCTGTAATCAATAGAGTTAAGTGACCTTATTTTATTGGCATCAGTTTTAAATGTAGTGTAAACTAATTTAACAGCATCAGATACTTTTTCAAGATTACCAGTAAGTAACTTCATCATAATATCATCAGTTGCAACTTGAGATTGATAATCAACATGAGGCATCCTAAGCCTATCATGACTACCAATGACACCTAACATCCTATCGCCTGCTATCATTGTTGCATTTTGATTTAATATATCAGTACCTTCTTTAGCCTGACCAAATTTAGCATCGTCAAGTTTAAATGGGTCTACAAATACTTTATTACGTTTAAATATTGGGTCTATCCTAGTTTCATCGTAAGACTGACCAGACGGAGTATTGCCCTTCTTCAGATTATAATATATATTCTGATTAAGATTATCCATTTGGGTTTTATAAATCTGTACATAATCTATCAAAGAATCATAATCAACTTTCTGAGGTTCTCCATTCTCATATATATTTGTCTGTAACTGAAGTAATCTTTGATACGGCCTTATAACCATTTTTACAATGTCTTTTTCAAGTGTACTCATTGTATAATCAGCTTCTCCAGTAGAAACATACTTCTTAGAATCTACATCCCATCCTTGTTTTATAATAAGACCTGGATATTTATCAGTACCATCACCAAATAATATTTTATCAAACCACTTGCCATCAAATATATGATTATCAAACCCTCTACCCTGAGCATCAACTATCCTCTGTATATCCTCAGCAATCTGCTTTTCAACAACCTTTACTTGATCGTCTTGAGCTATTCTAATCCTACCAGCTCCTTCTTCTAATTTCATACTGAAACCAGCTACATCTCCAAATTTTGCATTCCTATAATTCTTTAAGAACTGTAATACTCTACGGCTTTTAACAACAATACCTCTATGGAATTGACTGTCTCTATCGCTCTTATTATAATCTACAAGAGATTTACCATCGGATAACTTTAATCCATCTATTGTTCTTCGTGTTTGTACCCCACTTATAGAATCAACTTGACCAGACAATGAATCCCAATGTCTTAATATATCTCTAGGCGTATCCCACCAGTAGTTTAGCTTATCTAAATCATGGTCAGCCTCAAGTCTAATCCATGCATCAGCATGGTTAATTCTTACAGAGTTACCAGTTAAATCTCCAAATCCTTTTAGACCTACTATAACTTTATCTGAGGGTCTTGTTGTTGGAGTCCTATGAGCAACAATAGCAATCTCATACCTTTTATTTTCTAATTTTTCATTATATAATTCGAGTTCTTTATGAAGCTCTTCAACTGTAACTGTCTTTTTGCCATCTAAAAGTTTTTTAAGACTAGTAGGTAAAACATCTTTACCAACTATAGCATCTCTTGAAGTCTCATTATGTTCTATAAAACTAACTCGTTCAATATTAATTGGTTTAGATTTATTCACCTGGTCCATTTCAATTTGACCATATGACCAAACATCTCTTAATTCTACACCATCAACTTTTCTTGACCAAAATGTAGTAAATCTTAAATGACCCTCAGTTCCATAATCTGCCCATGTTGGAATCATATTACTTTGAGAACCAAATGAATTAGTAGGTGTAAATACTCCTCTATTATCCAACAACTGCTTCTTAACTGCATTTCTTACAGTCCTACCAAATACATAATATGTTGGGTCAAGACCTTCCTGTACCCACATATCAAGAAGAGATAATTGATCTGTCGAAGTCTCTACATCTTGGAATCTAAGCTTTGAAGTTATACTAGCAATATCGCCAGCTCCATATGAAGCACCGGAATCTTCAATAAAACTACGCAACCTTGCATCAAACATCCAATTAAAGTAACTCTCGTTCAATGATTGTGTGGTTAATTCATTACCTAATTGTATAGGAAGAGTAGCATCTTTTGATGCTTTAACCCATGAACTGATACCAAATGTTTCTATTGGCAGTGTAATAACTTTATCTTCACCATACTGTGAATCCATAACCGACTTAATATTCTCATGAATAAAGTTACCATCACGATCAGTCTCATCCATGTATATTGCTTTTTTATATCTGCCAGTTTCATCTTTAGCACCCATGTGCTTCTCGCCAGCAACTTTTACAGAGGAACCTAACTTAACTCCATCAATCTTATGTCTTGAAAAATAAGGCTCCCAAGATTCATCGGTTATCCATACTGTCTTATCTATCCAAACAGCATCTTCACTTGATGCAAGACCACCAATTGGTTTAACAGTTTCTATAGCATCGTTATTAATACCAGCCAGAAACCTTACAACTCTCATATATGCCTTCGATACTACATTAATAGAATCAAACATGCTTACATCTTTAATTCCACCAGGAAAAGTTTTTGGATCAAGCATATCCATAAGACCTTCAGGAGGTAGATTGCCACCAGCAGCTGCCTCTTCAGCCATAATTTGTCTATTTAATTTAGAAAATAATGATGATGCCCTAGGTATATCTCCACCCTCTACAACTGCTTCATCTTCTATATAATGCCACCTAGTCTTATCCTTGGCTATTCTGTAAAGGTCTTTTTTAACAGAACCTGTCTGATCTCCTCTGATAGACATAGGAATAAATTCCATTTCAGGTTTTTCAAGTACATCAATTAAGTCATATATGAGCTTTTCATTTAACTTCTTAGCACTTCGGTTAAAAAGAATCTTCATATATCTTAATTGTTTCTTGGCTAACCCTTCATTATTACCCCAATTATCACCTTTAGCAGCGTCCCACCATTCATTACCCATCATACGATCACCAACAGCATTAGTAAGCATTACTGTAAAATCTCTACTCATCTTAGTATATGATGGTATATCTCCATATTCCCATCCATCACTATCTAGATTCATTGGCTTTCCATCTACGGCCTTTGTATCTAAAAGAGCCTTCTTTATAAAATCATCATAATCTTTCTTAGCTTCGGTCGGCAATTCATCTCTTACTTTCTTATATGTATTTATAAATTCTTTAACCAAATTATTCATAGCATATGTTTTTCTTTGGTTACGAGATGCCATTGATCCTATAGGAATACCTATACCATTACCAAGTGTACTAATATATGCTACAATAAATGGTTGATTAAGATGAGCGTTGCCTATGTCCTCGATTAAATCTCTAGGCTCAGCAGACCCTCTTCTAAATGCAGCAGGTTGCTCACCTATTGTATTATAAAAATCTGTCTCAAATGCTGGGTCTGTATCAGTACGTCTTATATCAAAAGTACCAACTCTATTATTTACTTTTCTTTTATAACCACTAGTATTAATAAGAGTAAGCTCAGCTAATATATCTTCTATAGCTTTAAATACAGGATTATCCTGATATGTAAACTCTTCCCATCTTGGGTTTCTCTGCCCATGAGCAACATTAATTATTCTTCTTGTCTTTGCATTCTTTAATTGGTTGTAAATAGATACAGTCTCAAGTAAAAAATCATAATGAGCATCATTTAATTTATTATTACCATCCCATTTTTCATGTGAGTAATCATTATTTTTATAAGTAAGAAAAGCTCCTTGCTTTTTCAGGTGATTATAAAATGACCAAGCGCTATCCATAGCTCCTTTTGTATCTCTCAATACCCTTGAAAGAGTTTTACCAGAACTACCAGACAAACCTTTAATCTTATATTTTTTAACATATTCAGATAAGTTAATTGTAACTGGTTTATCAACTGGATACATACTTTCATTATCAAGCCTATCCCTAGTATGAATAGCTTCCATATCACTAGTAGTTTTAAATACTTGGAACTCAAGATTAATCTGAGCTTCAATATTTTTTACTATGTCGTTAAGTTTTTCAGGTTCTTTAGTCCATTCTTCCCATGTCCAAAATCTTTCAGGTGAATTATACACACCAGATTGAGCAAGTATTCTCATAGCTACTGGTGCTCTTGATGGATTTTGATATATTGTATTGAATACTTTCCTTAATAAATTATTTATACTAGCATCTGTTTTCTTATTACCAGTAAATTTTTCACCCACGCTAGATATAATATCATTAAGAAGTTCCTTATGTGAAACTCTGGCTACATTGTTATTAAGTAAATCTAATCTTGTAACAAGCTGACCTAAGAAAGCAGCGTCAACAACAGCTCTATATTTTCCTACTGTTATAAATCCATTACCATCGCTTCCTCTTATTAAAGGAGCTATATGCTTCTCAAAATTTTCAATTAATATTTTGCTAAATTCACCAACTGATTGACCCTGTGATTGAGCTGCAGCCTGAAGCTCACTAAAGAATCTAAAATCTTTAACTGAACCAACTAAATCAACTAACTTATTAGAATCTTGAGCTGATAGGTACCTCATAAAACTAGCAAGATCATCCATATCTTTAGCTTTTTCAGGGTGCTTACTTTGAAAATGAGTAAATAATTTATTAAAGTCATCTACAAATCCTGATATATCCATCATATCAAACTTAGGAGAAAGTATTCCAGCTTGCTGCATTACTCTAACCTTAGCTCTAACAACAGCGTCTAAAGGATTTCCAAATGCATCTGTTACATTACCTAAAGTTCTATCCGTTGTGTACTCATAGAGCTGGTCTATTAATGTACGCTTAGCAGTATACTCAGCAGAGTCAGTAGTACTCATTGTAAATAATGGCAACTTATCAGCGAGAAGTTTTTTAAGTCTCCTTACATCACTAACCTGAGCTTTCTTTGGAGGAGGATTACCTTCACCAATCCATCCAGTTTGTTGTCTTTTAACATCTCCTTGTAAAACTTTTAAAAGACTCTGAACAAAAGAATAATCACTTCTTGTATCCCTAGTAATCTCTACCTTATTATTTCTACCTGAATATAATTCTATTGAGTTAGATAAATATCCACCTTCCTCAAATACTTTAGTAATTAATTCTTGAACTTGTTTGTATTCTTGAGCTGTAAATAAATTTAATTCATTCTTTCCACCTGGAGATAAGTCTTCCATTACTCTCCAATGTCTTCTTATTGATCTTCTATTTAAAACAAGTGAAGTCCATGATTGTATGAGATTATCGCCTACTAAAATCTGTCTCTCTATTGGCATTGTCTCAGCGTCTTCACCAAATATTAATTCATTAACTTCCTTATGATATTTATCCATTACACCTTCTTTTGAAGGGTCTCTTCTTCCTTTACTCCATACTCCAAATACTTTATTAACCATCTCTTGAGTCATATTAATAGGTGTACCACTAAATTGAATCCAAGGTCTTAACAATAACATAATGTTTGAATCGTCACCTACCATAGCCCTTGAATAAGCCCAACTCGGAGTGTTAAGCTTGCTAGAAAAATCAATAGGTCTTAATTTTAATCTGGTTTCTTCTTGTGTCCAATCATAAATTATAGGCTTATAATTATCTGGGTCTTCTAATCGGAGAACTTCATTATACATATCAATAACAGCTCTTTGTACAATTTCTCTATAAGCAGTTGCGCTTACTTCAGCAGAACCTAATACTACATCTAATACATCAGATGCTTTAGTAATACCTGATCCACCTTTTAGTGCAAATTCTTTTAAAGCATCAAACTCAGTAGTTCTTAAATCATTTCTTATCTTTTTTAAATCAACTGTATTTAGTTCCCATGATTCTAATACATCATGTTCAATCTCTGTTCCTCTAGGTAAGAAATTTTTCCTAACAATAGCAGCGAAAGCAGTATATACTTCATCATCAAAATCTATTTGCTTTTCTTCAGATACTGACTTTCCTTCTGCATCTTTAGTCTTTAGACCTGTTTTACCAGGCTTCTTTTCTCTTTCAATACCTCTACCTTGCTCATCAGTACCTACATATTTTTCTAAAATAATACCATGTTTCTTAGCAATGTCCCTGAGTTTTTGCATATCTTCGCTGTTAGGATCAACATCAGCAAACCCTCTTTTAAGAGTTTCCATATCATTAAATACAGCTCTATACAAACTAGCATCTAAATTACTACCAAGAGACTGAAGATATCTATCTACCTTCCGAAGCTCTTCACCATATATATAAGGTCTTTCTTTGTATAATGTTCTTAATTTACCAGTAGATGATTCTGTCCATTCAAGAGCCTTCCCTCTTTTAGTCATGAACATACCAAGGACAGTATGAAATATTACATCTTCCAACGGGTATCCTTTTTGGAACCATTCTTGATATGTTTCCCAGTTAAAAGCCATAGCTCCAGCAAGCATTCTTGGTGTGCTCTCAAGCAAATCTCTCGGTATTTCTTTTAAGAATCCAGGGTACCAGTTATCAAAGAAAGATTTTTCTACATCTACCATAATCCTTTTTATTTGTTCTCTTCCTTCTTTTGTCCCTAATAAATCATCTATATCTTTTTGAACCTTAATTGGAATACCATATTCTTTATCTATAGCCTTCTCTTTACTAGCCTTTTTAATTTTTCTAACTTTATCAAATATACCAGGATTATTTTCAAACATTAACTTTGTTTCATCAGCAAACCTAGCTCTATCAGCTTCTACAACATCAACTCCAATACCTCTTGCTTTATCTACTTCAAGCTCATAGTTACGCCACTTCCTTCTATTCCTAACAGTATTTGTAATCCTACTAAATGCAGTTCTAATAATAGGTTGTCCCTTACCTCCAGGTATAAGAGGTCTTATAAGACCAAGAGCAGAACCTAATAGAAATGCATGACTTAATGTTCCACCAAGACTAAATTCATCCATTCTATCATCAGCCATAGACCTTATAAGATTCATTGGTGTTTCAACAGCAGCAAATAAAATACTTTCTTCTATAGCATGACCTGCTATATTACCTAATCTGCTATTATTAGTCCATCCACCTATTACTTGATGAAGTCTTGTCATAGGAAATTTAAAAACTTTAGATGCATCACCTACAGCACCAATTCTTTTAGCTATATCAGCTCCTAAAGTATCTACTAGCCTTGTAGCGTTTTGACCTCTAAATCCAGCGTCCTGTAATTTCTCCATTAATATCTTAGGAGTATTTTCTCTAAAATTCTTAGCGAAATTCATACGGTCTTTAACACTACGAGCCAATAAAGCTTCGCCTTCTTTAGTACCTACAGCTAACAGCTTACTCTTAGGTGCTTGTAGAATATTCTCCATGAACTCTCTAATGGTAGTTTCTTCTATCTCTCCCCTTTGCATTTTCTTTTGAATCCACTTAACGAAATTTTTATCCTTTTCCATTACCTTAATAGAGCTATCAACAAATCCCTTAGAAAATCTTTGTACACCACCTTTAGCAAAACCTTTTACTCCTAGGCTCAATAATGTACCAGCACCCCTCATTGGAAATAAGAAACCTGCAGCTCCGCCTATACCTGCACCCATTCTTTCTACAAATGATTTAGGTTCTAATGCTTCTTTCCATTCTTCAGGTAATAATAATCTTGGAATACCAAATCCAGCTGTTTCAAATGCAGTCCAAGCTCCTTTACCAATGGCTGTTAATAAATTACCACTCTCATCGGGTTGCATCATCCAGTCTGGTTGTTGTTGAGCTCCAGCTATATCGCTTAGTCTTCTTCCTGCACCTTGTCTTAAAGATGTAGGTCTTTGGGTTAAAGAGGTAGGAGGCATAGGCGTAACATCTGTGATACCAGAAGTTTTACGCATAGCCCTAAGCTGTTTTTGAAATTCTAGTGTTAAACTATCTTGAGGCATATGTTAATATGATATATAATCCATGCCGTATTTACCGCCGCTTGTAATCTCGCCTAGTTTGACAGAAGCTTCTGCCTTTCTATATTTAGTTCGTTCTTCTCTTAATTCTGTAATTTGACTATTTAAATTCTGTATTTCAGCTTCAGCTAAAGACTTCATTTCATCAGCTCTATCTAACCATTGCTGATCTGTCTCACTCATCTCAATTCCAGCTGTTCTCTTAGATAAAATCATCTGAGTTTGTCTTCTATTATTTTCAATATCTTCCATTTGACCTTTTATTTCATCAGACAATTTAGAAATTTGGTCATTATAACTTTCAACATCATCAGATAAAGTCTTACCAGTTAAAAGAGACTTATGATCTGTAATCTTTAAATCTTCTGATTCATCAGCTACTTTAGATAGAGCCTCATCTAATTCATCGTCGGGAGCTGTTACTATATCCATACCAATATCAGGGTCTATATCATAATCACCTTGTCCAAAGTCAAACATCTCTTTAAGTATTTTACTTTGGTTGCTAGAAGTCTGATACATTTGACCAAGCCTATCAATAGGCATATCAACTCCTACTTTATCAAATAATAAAACTAAATTCTTACCAAAAGTACTATAATCATGCTGTGTCTGAGAATACTCATACATCTCTGTACCAATCTTCATTATACCAGAATGTTGACCACTCTTAGAAGCGTATACAGCACCAACAATCTTATCAGCTACATCTTGAGGAACTCCCCATCCACCATTCTTAACCTTATCCTGTAATAACTCAGACATAGAAGCTACGCTAGCAGCTTGATCAGCATCATCAGCAGCAGCATCTCCTTCTAATGTTCTCAAGTAGATAGCCTCAAGACCAGTCTCTTCAAGAAATGTTTGAGCTTGAGTGCCCATCATTTGAGTGTTAGCAGCTTGTAATAATTCAAGTCTTTGTCCAGCTAGCTGTATATCTTGCATCCTTTTCTGCTGTGCAAACTGCATTAATGATAGAGAAGCTTGTAATTTATATTGCTCTCGCCTCTCTTCACTTTCTAACATCCTATTTAAAGATGCTAATACATCATATGGTTCAGCCATTATCCTCCTCCAAATAAAGAAGTAGCCGTACCAAGAGCTGCTCCAGCTACACCCATAATACCTGATCTTTTAGCAGAAGCAGCTTGAGCTCCAGCTACTCTACCCTCATGTTGTAATCTTTTCTTCTCTGATTCAAGTCTGCTTTGTTCACCAGAATACCATTCTTCAATAGAAGCCATAGACTGTCCAAGTTTACCAACTAAACTCTTTTGACCTCTTGATTCAGATTGTTGTAGTCTCCTATACATCTGAGCTTTATTCTGCTGAACTCCTCCTGATGTAACAAGACCACTTTTCTGTACAGCTTGTTGATATTGCTGCTGTAAATCTTCTTTCTGTATACCAGTTTCTTCAGCCTGAAACCCTAGCTCTTGATCAAATTCCTGTTGAGCTACACCCTCCTTAGATTCTTTAACACCTTCAAGACCACCTAAAGCTTCATTTATCTCAGATATTTGTTGACCAATAAATTGTTGTTGAGCCCTAGCTTGGTTAGCAGCTGCTTTAGATTCACCGACTGCTGATGCAGCTCCAAGGATACCCTTACCAATTGCAAGAGCTCCCATAATAGCAAACGCCTCAGGCAATCCAGTATCAGGATTGATAGGTAGCTTCTCAAGACCAGCTGCTTTAGCAAGTGTAGCTGCTTCTTCTTTGTTCATATGAACTAGAATATTATCGCCATACCTGCCTTCTCTGGCAGCTGATGATAAATGATTTTGAGCTACTGAATTATTATACATTATTGAAATCCATAATTAGAAAAATCATCTCCAAATAATTGACCTAATTCTTTTTGTAATTTAGTACCTGCTTGTGACTTCTTAAACTTATCTATTTCTTCCTGTGATGTTTGAGGAGCGTCTAAAGTTGCTCCACTTTGAGTAGGTCCTTGCATAGGAGGTTCTGGTGAACCTAATGGAGGTCCTTCTTGAGTAGGTCCTATAGGCTCCTTATAAGTATCAACTGGTTCTTTATCTACAATATCAGTCTCCTCAGCTAATGTTGGAGGAGCATCAACTGGTGTACCTGTAACCTTACCAGTAGTCTCATCAACAGTAGTACTTCTTCCAAATGCTTTCTCTTGCTGTTGAAGCTTATATTCTGCCATTACATCTGAACCTGAGACAACACCACCTTCTCTTTCATACATACGTTCCTTTCCTCCAAGTTTTTCCCACAGCGTTCGTTTCTGTTCTGTAGCACCTAAAGCCTCAGCAGCTGACCTTTCTTCTCTTCTTCTTTCACCTCTCCTAGCAACATTACCAACTAAATCAATGCCTTCAGAAATCATACCTACTGTACGAGACATATCTTGAGCCTTTATACCAGCTAACTGGGCTGAAGCTTCCCTTTGATACCCTATATTAGCAACATCGTAAAGACTAGCTTGATATGCTCCAGCAGCTTTACCTGCCGCTTTGTACGCGCTTGATAACTTAGACTTAGGCATATAAATTGCTCCAATTTAATTTACTATATTCCATGCTATTTAACAATCCCCATCTTTCTAAGAGCATCCAATATTAAATTCACTTTCCCAGCTAAAACACCTACACAAGCTTCTAGCTCATCTACTGTTGGTGTTGAGCTTGTAGTTAATGTATCTCCTGTAAATCCTGCTCCATCAAGTTTGTCAAGAAGATTCTTAGATATAGCCTTTGGAATACTACTATCATTCTTTATTAAATCAACAACGCTAGAAATAGATTCTTCTTTTCTATTAAGAAGTCTACGCTCCCATTGATTTAATCCTTGATATTCTGTTTCTGAAAATGGCATTACTTTATTGACTTCGCTCTGTAAACTATTGAAATATCATTAATCTCAAAATCTGCAGCAGGTGTACCACCAAATGTAAGTTGAAAACTATAAACATTATTAGCAGTCGCAGTCGTTACTGGTTTTAATTCTGCTAATACCCAATCATCTGTACCTACATCTAATAATGGAGTTGTATCTGAATTTGAATTATCTGTTGAACCATCTGCTTGAGTTCTATAAAAAGGATTTACAGTATTATTATCACCATTAACTCTATATTGTACAGTAACTCCAGTACCATTTCCCTTATATGAAACCCTAGCTCTATAAATTTTCTTCCTTACAGCAGGAAAACCAAAGTCTATATCTTTAGTTTCAAAAGCAAAAGTTGCTGTAGAATCTGCAGCTGGGTCCCATTTAACAATAGTTCCATTAGTATGACCATATATTAAATCATTATTCCAATCAGTAACAAAGTTAGTTTTTAAAGCGCTATCGTTAAACTTAGAATCTCCTTTAACCCAACTTCTAGTTACCATATCATACAAGAAACAATCGCCAGCACTAGTAGCTGTAGAATCCTTAACAACAACTATCTGTCTTTTCTTAGGAATGTAACCTACCATACCATTTTTTGTAAAAAAACTTTGCCATGTTGCATCGTCTACAACCTTTTGACCATTCTTTTCTAATAAATTTTTAACACTTCTACCATCATAAAGATAGCATCCTAAATTATTTGCCCAAGCAATACCATAATCAGTCTTACATACAGCAGCTGGATGAGTAACTCCTTTATGAGCATGCTTATCTTCAAGAAATTCAAACGCACCACCTACATTAATTATATAAAGAGTCCTCTTTTTAAATTGAAGTACTCTATCTGCAAAAGATTCTAACTCTACAATATCTTCACCATCTCTTACATTCACTTCAATCTTATTAGAAGAAGGGAACGTATCAAATCTACCTGGTATAGATTTATACATAGCATCACCCTGAATAACAGTAGCTCCAGCTTCATCAACTCTTCTAACATTACCTACATAAACAGTTCTTCCTACAACAGTAGCTGCTTTATAAGATTTATTCGATATAGATATTTCATCAGGACCATATCCATTAATTGATCTGTATGTATCACTATTCATTGTAATAGATTCACAAGCTCTAAATAAATCTGTTGCAGTAGTTGATGTAGAAGTTGCTAAATCAGCAGCTGCATATTCACCCCAAGAAGCCCAATCATCAGTACTTAAATTAGCCCTTAACCCATGAAATACATCCATATCAGCTAACAATCTCCACTCTTCTTCAGAATCTAAAACTTTAAAATAAACCCTACCCCCTGTAACTCTTTTATTTATAACACTTGAAGTATCTAAGCTTTGCATATAAGCAGACATTCGTACAGAATCACCAGCCACTACAGCGAATGTATGATTAACAGTAGGAATATATAGTAATGACTCTTGAGCTCCATCATATATTAAACTAAATGCAATTTGATATGTATCAGCTATCCATGTAGAACTGTCATTTGTAGGTGTAGTAATATTTATATTCCATCCTCTACTTGATGTAGCAGGGGCTGTTGTACCAATTAAACCATAATTAGGAGCCTGAATAGAAGCGTCAAGAGAATACCATCCTTTAATAGATGTAAGATAATCAGTACCATCACCAGTTATAACAGCCTCACCATCACCGGAAACACCTGGAATAGCATTAACTGTAGCTGCTCCTAAAAATCCACCTCCAGTATATGTCACAGAAGCAGAATTAATAACACCACCGCCACCTACGCCATATACACCTACACCATCTAACCAGTTAGTTTCTCCTGAAGCAGCATTTTTAATAGCTAATACTGTACTAGCTCCATACCCACTACCACCGTCTTCAATAGCTAAACTATGAGATGGAACATGATCATAAAGAGGTTTATCAAGATGTCCATACCATTTAGGA